CCCGGGGCTCTTCCGGCCTTTCTGGGAGACGGACCGACGTTCGCCGCGGTACGGCCAGCGGTGCGTCGTCATCAATTCCGACCGCATGGTGTATAACAAGGCAGGTGAACTTATTCGCCAGCGCCGGAAGGTCACCCTCGATGAGGCAGTACGTCTCGGGTACCAAATTCCGCTGGTCGCCAATGCAACAGCGACTCGCAAGGAGCAGTGGATCGCTTACGATCGAGCGATTGTACGAGCCACGCGTTACCGCCTTTCGGCGTTTGCTGATCTTGCGAAGACACCCGGTTGCATCTTCGGTGGGTTCGACGGGTTTGGCAAGATGGTACTCGAGCATGAGACCATGAGCGATCCTGGTGAAGCCATCCAGGATATGGACGGTCTCAGCGAGGGCCGGACGGACAACCCGCTCTGGCAGCTCCAAGCGACGCCCCTCCCGATCACTCACGCCGATTTCAACTGGAGCTACCGTCGGCTCTACGGCTCGCAGAGTAGCAACTCGCCGCTCGACATTGTCAGTGCCGAAGCTGGAGGTCGCCGCATCGGTGAGACGCTCGAACGTGTGTTGATCGGTACAGCCACCGGCCTCACGTACGGTGCGAATCCGAACAGCCCGAGTTACGGGCTCAACCCGACGAACTACGGGTACTTGAACTATCCGCTCCGCATCACCAAGACGAACATGACAGTGCCTAACAAGGGTGCAGGTTGGACGCCCGACCAGACGCTTACCGATGTCGAGAACTGTCTTTACCTCCTGCGGGCGGCGAAGCACTATGGTCCATTCAACATCTACACATCGACGGACTGGGATACGCCGATGGACGGTGACTACGGGTACATCGTGACTTCCGGCGGTCTGGCGCCGACTCAGTCGCTCCGCGATCGCATCAAGAAGCTTCCAGGTGTTGCCGACTGCAAACGTCTGGACTTCCTCCCTGGCACTGCTCCTAACCCAGCTCTCGGTCCTGGTCAGTATAACGTGGTCGGCGGTGGAGGTGGTACAGGCTGCTGGCCTTACACCATGATCTTCGTCGAGATGCAGCCTGATGTAGCTCAGATTGCGAACGGCATGGACATCGTCGCACTCATGTGGCAGGTCAAGGGTGGCATGGAAATCTGCTTGCGAATCATGACGATCCAAGCGACCCGAATCCGTGCTGACTACTACGGTAACTGCGGCGTGCTGGTTGCCACGACTGCCTGAACGAACTTGGGCGAGGATTGTCCTCGCCTCTTTTTACGGCACCTAGTTAAGAGAGGAACAGATGCGAAAACTCAGCATACTAGCGGCAGGAGCAGTCGTTCTGCTCGCTGCCGTTCTGCCAGTGATAGCTGGTCACTTCGAGACGAGGATTCAGCAAGTACAAGTATGCGACGGCTGGCGCGGCTGCTATCTGGAGCACAGGTCGGTGCAGGTGCTCGTGCCCGATGCGAGTGATTACGCTCCAACGCAGGGTGCAACGTACTACGCTTCTGGCTGTAATGGAGCGATGTACACTTGCAACACTGCGGTTGGCTGTAGCGGAGGACAAGCAGCCTTCAACGGTCGGCGAGGACTCTTCCGCCGTGGTCAAACGAATTACTCCTCGTCAGGGTGCAGCTGTGGTGTGGCGTACAGCTTTGTGCAGCAAGCTCCAGCACCTGCTGTGCAAACTTCGGTGCCTGCTCCGCAAGCAGCCGCGGCCTCTGCTCTACCCCACCCTATCGGTGATTGGATCATCGAGGAACGAGCGACTATTCCGGCACTCAACCAGCAAGCAGGAAACCCTAACGTCAGCCAGGCGGACAAGGCTAATATCGCTACTGTCCTTGCTAACAATCGTATGCTTCACGCAGTCAACCAGCTCGCCATCGCGAAAGCTGTGCAGAGCAAGGCGGTGAGCGAGTCCGATGTGAGTGCGCCCGAAATTGCTCCTGGTACGCTCACTAATCTGCTCAACTGGATAGTTGCCAACTGGTCGCAGATCGCTCAGATCATCACGCAGATCATGACGTGGTTCGGGCATGTACCGGTTGGTGCAGTCTTCGCTGCAGGGCCGAACGCAGCTCCTGTGAGCTACTACGATACTGGCGATCCGAATTGCGCAGCCTTCCTCGCTAGCAACGGGGCGGCACTTGTTTCTGCTTCAGCTACCAGCCCTGTCGCTGCGAGCTCCGCGAATTGGCAGAATGCTGATGCTCAGTTTTCCGCTCAGCGTCCTGTACTGTACAAGCTGCTCCATCCGCTCGGTGGACGCCTCCGACGGCGATGAGGACGGGACTTTGCCGCTAGCCGCCAGGAGCTCAGGTTCCTGGCGGCTTGAAGCAATGAGGAAAGCAATGAGGAGACGTACACTAACTCGAGGTACTCAGCATGACTGTAAGCGCAGTAACAGGTAAGCCGTTCGCTCGTGGTGCACGCCCGACTCCGAGGCATCGGCTGGCTGCGGCCAGGCCGCACATTACGCGAGCAGCTCCTTCGCAGTTCGCGCTCGTGCCAAAGCAGCTGAGCTTCTGGGGCAATGAGCAGGACGGTGACTGCGTGACGGCCGAAGAGTTCTACGCGAAGAGCTGCAACGGCTACTTTCTACCTGAAGCGCTAGCGATCAGCTGGGCACAAGCGCATGGTGTGCTTAATGGCGCTGGTCTTGACCAAGTCATGGGGTACATGCAGGGCGACGGCCCTGTAGTGGGCAGTCAGAAGTACGATGATGGTCCTTACACTGCTACTGATTACTCCAACGAAGCGAACTTGCAAAGCGCGATAGCTCTCGGTCCTGTGAAGCTCGGCATAGACGCTGATGCGCTGCCGAAGACTGCCGGTAACGGCAGTGGCTGGACTGTCCTTGGAGGCAGTCCAGGACAGTTCAACAACGAGGACCATTGCGTCGGTACAAGCGGCTACGGACCGGCTGCTTACCTCTGGCAGCAGCTCATCGCGGCAGGACTCATGCCCGAAGCGCCACTCCCAGGCAACATCGCGAATCTGCAGAGCGCTTACATCCTCTTCACGTGGAACTCGATCGGTATTGTCGACCATCCTTGGCTCATGTCGACTTGCGGTGAAGCGTGGGTGCGCAATCCGACGACCATCGGCGTGCCGCCTCTCGAGCCAGGACCGACACCGCTGCCTGGACCGAACCCACCTGCACCTGGTGCTAGCTACTCGGTCACTATCCCCATGCCTACGTTTAACCGGCGAGGATTGTACACCGGCGTCAACACGAACGTTACGTTCCAAGTGACGCAAGCGCAGCGAGCGATTTTTGCGGACATCGACTGGCAGGCAGTCATTCAGGACATCATCAACGGGACGAGGCTGTTCTGTTCTATCGTCCCGATGCTGAGCACCGTCGGTGTACCACCCTCGGTGATTGCTGCGATCCAACTCGCTTGCGCAGCGGTCCCACAGCAAGGACAAGCGCAAGATTACTGTCTCGACTGTGATTAGGAGAACGTGATGGCGATTCGTGCATTCAAGCTCTTGCACGGTGTCCATATCCAGAATGATGTGGAAACCAAGAAGGAGCGGGTCTACGCAGCTACGGACCCGAAGAACAACCTCGTGAAGAGTCCTCACGATCTTGTGAAGCTGCACCCGAACAAGTTCGCCGCTGCGGACGACCCTGACGACATCGAGGAACTGCAGCGGCGGATCGACGAAGCAATCGCTCGGAAGCGAGCGCGAGAGGAGGCAGAGAGTGTCAGTACCTCCGAGGACGACGCCGCAGTTGGTGCGGGGAGTGCTGCGAGCGGGGTCGGCTAACAGCGATTACGATGGCACCACTGACCTCACACCGTTCATCGCGACTGCGTCCGCTACTGTCGATAGGGTAGCGAACTGCGCAATACGTAAACGGCAAGCCCTCTCTGCAGTGGAGCTCGAGCTGGTGGAGCGGTGGCTTGCGGCGGCTCTGTATCAGTGCGCCGATCGCGGCTACCAATCGCGGAGCAACCAGGGTGCTAGTGGTCAGTTCACAGGCGAGACGGGTCAAGGCTATGAAGCTACGCAGTACGGGCAAGAGGCTATGCGTATCGACTGGAGCGGCTGCCTTAGGAATCTGGACAAGCAGCAGCGAGCACGAGCTCTAGGACCTTTCGGGAGGCAAGATTGCCGGCGCTAGAACTGATGGACTTGGTGCAGGCAGCGCAACTCTGGGAAGCGATCGGAGCTGATAGCGGTTACGGCGTGAGGATTGTAGCTGCCTCGCCTTGCGAGCTTCGAGTGCGGTGGATCGATACGCACAGTGAATTGTTACAGCCCACGCGAAGCGTGGTGGACCATGATGCGACTGTGGTACTTCCGCGGGATGTGAGGATAGGCAGCATCCTCTGGTTAGGTGAGCGGTGGCAGCTTCCTGCCTCTGGTCCTATCAATGGTCTCATGGAAGTGGTAGCAGTGGATAAGCAGAACGACCTAAAGGGTCGCACCACTCGATACTGTGCGAAATGCAAGAAGTTCGGGAGCACGCTGCCATTGTCGTAGGTGTAGACAGCTTGATGCGAAAACTTAGCGAACTTGCAATCAAGCACCAGGATTGCGATGTCGCTGTGGGCTTCACTGCTAAGTACGCGCTGGCAGTTCACGAAATGCACCCAAAAACTCTCGGCAAATTTGTACCCCGTCGAAGCGGGCTCGGTGTTTACTGGGGTCCGCCGCAGTTCGGTCCTAAGTTCCTGGAGCGACCTGCAAAGGAGCTGCGGAGCACGATCGCAGGCATAGTAACAGCTGCTCTTCGCCGTGGAGTGCCGTTCCTTCAGTCGCTGCTCCTCGGTGGCTTAAGGCTCCAGCGCGAGGCTCAGCTCAGAGTACCGGTGGAGTACGGCAACCTTCGAGCGAGTGCGTACACGAGGGCTGTGACGTGACGTACGGGCTTGCAGCTATGGCTTTGTTGATCTTGTTGTGTGGACTATCACTGATGGCGCAAGCTTCGAGGATACGTGAACTTGAAGCAGAAGTTCGGCGATTATGGCGAGAGGCTGAGGGTGCAGGTAGTGCTTGTTCCGTAGTACAAGCACACGAGCTAAAGAACGATCAACGCATTGAGCGTCTCGAACAGCTAGCTGTTGAGTTCAGCAAGAAGCCTAAGCAACCGAGGAGTGCGTTCGATTGACGCCGTTCTCGAACTCTCCTTCGGACGTGTTGCGATGGCTGCTAATCGGCGCGGGCGTGGGTACGGACCCGTCGCTGACTCAGGACTGGCCAATGTACGTTGCGAACGATCCCGAGGAGCCGTTCGGTAGCACTGCACCTGACGATTGCATCACGATACTTGACACGGCAGGAGAGGAAGAGATACGCTCGCAGCCTGATAACGAGGTGTTCCATCGTGAAGGCGTACAGATACTGGTGAGGGCTGCGACGCATCCTATAGGGTACGCGAAGGCTGCGACTGTGAGGCAAGCGATAATTGCTGTGATCAACGCATCGGTGCTCGTAGGTACAGCTTCGTACTTCGTACCGAATTGCATGAAGATAGGGCAGGTACTACCGCTGGGACGTGATCGTCCGAACAGCGCACGATCGAGGTTCTCCATCAACTGTCAGTTGGTGGCAATACAAGGGACATGACATGCCAGCTCCGAGCCCGCTCGCACGAACTCCGCCGACTGCGTACCGCCTCCCAGACGGTTTCAAGTCGACAATCACTTTCTCGCTGAATGCTTCCATCTCGCTCTACGAGGTGGAGCTAGACGATGGCGGCGTCACTGCTGGCGAGATGATTAAGATAAGCACGATGTTTAACTCGCGCTGGCATACGAAAGCATTCCGTCAGCTCGTGGACCAGGGTGAGAGTACCTTCATGTGCGGTTGGGACCCGAAGGTGTACACGAGCATCCTCGCAATCCTCGGCATTAACCAGACGGTCACGCATACGTTCCCCGAAGGCAGCACGTACTGCTACTACGGCGGGCTCAAGGAGTTTAAGCGAGGAAAGCTCAAGGAAGGCGAGTTCCCGATGGCGACGTGTACAGTCGCTGCCACCAACGTGGACCCAACCTCGGTAACTGAAGCTGAGTACGGTCCTGTGTTCACTGCTGGGAGCGGTACATGAGCGAAGTCGAGCTGGTACTGCCTGCATCGTTGGAGATGCAGACACGGTCCTTCGAGTACAACGGCACCAAGTACTGGGTGACCGAAGCAACCGAGGCTGCTGCTGTCGAGTGGAGGGACAAGAACCTCCAGGGCATGAAGGTCGACGACGGCAAGGTCATGGGCTTCGATCGCATCTCCATGAGCGAACCGACGCTCGTGCAGATGTGCACGTACGAAGCTGACGAGGAGGGACAGCTTCCTCGGAAGGATGGACGTCCTGACGTCAGCAAGCGAGTACCATTCAACGTCGTGTCGAGCTGGCCGTCACGTCTCGTCAAGCCATTGTTCACGTGGATCAAGGACGTCAGCGACCTCGGCGAGATGACGAGTGAGCTGGAGCTCCTGTACAAGGCGCTTGAGACTGGGCTCAGCCCTGTGAAGCTTAAAGAGTTCCGCGACTTTATAGCATCGCTCGATGACGAGGAGTACAAGAAGCTTAAGCTCTGGTTCCGTACTCCACCCTCGGTGAAAGCAAAAAACGAGCTTCGCGCCTTGCCTGCCAGCTCCGGCTGATGCATGAGCTCAAGGCGCCGGAGCTAGTGTGGCAGGGTCCGCTCACTCATCGGCAACAGCTAACATGGGACGCTTGGCTGGAGCAGCAGTGGAACGAACCATCGCGGGCGGACTGGTACGTTATGAAGGCGGCTGCAGCAGCTCTTGTAGCGTACAGAGGCGGTACGGTGGACGCAGGCAGTATGCGCATACAGTTCCGTACAGCTAAGCAGGAGCCTGAGGATAAGCGGCCTTACTTGCTCAAACCGTTGACGCGAGCGGACATCACAGCCATCCACGTGGCGGAGGCTCAGTTCAAGCATGGCGGACGAGGCGGAACTCGAGCGACTGGTCGTCCGTCTGCTAGGGGACGGAAGCGATTATAGGCAGATGGCGCAGGAAGCTCAGCAGCAGACAGCCGAGCTCGACCGTCACCTCGAGGAGAGCGCCGAGCACTCGAAGCACCTCGCAGAAGGCATCAAGCATTTCGCAGAGACAACCGTTGAAGCTCTTGAAGCGATAGGCGCGGAAGAGCTATTACGCGGCGCATTCGAGGGTGCTGCCGAACGGCAGAAAGCGATAATCGGGTTGACTGCCACCCTCGAAAGCAACGGTCACGCTACCAAGGAGCTGATCGCAGACTACGCAGCTTTCAACGAAGAGCTGACGAAGCTAACGCCGCTCACCGATGAGCAAGTCAACTCGATGCTGAAGCAAGCTGAGGCATTCGGTCTCAGCGGAGCTAAAGCTAAGGATGCTGTCCTCGGAGCGATCGGCCTTGCTGCTGCTACCAACCAGAGCGCAGAGAGCATGCTGCGACTCATGGTCGCGTATCAGCAGGGTAACACGTTCATGCTCCGGCACATCCTCCACCTCCACAACGTGAAGGACGATAGCGAGGTGGTAGCAAGAGCTCAGCAAGCTATCGCTGCCGGCTTACGCGAAGTTCAGCAGACTACAGCTACGACTAACGGCACCATCGCTCAAGCTCGCAAGGAGTGGGGTGAGTTCAAGGCTGATCTTGGCGAGGTGGTGGAGGAAGCTATCGCTCCAGTAGTGGAATGGCTAAGAATGGCTGCGGAAGCGCTCCGTGAAATGAGTCCTGCTAGCAAGGAAGCTGTCGTCGCGGCGCTGGCTATAGTAGCAGGGCTGTTAGCTTTGGGTCCAGCTCTCGCTGTAGCGAAGCTAGCTCTCGCGCCGCTGTGGGCGATGCTCTCGCTAGTGACGAGCACGTTATTCGTGCAAGTACCTGCGTTAGCGCTGCAAGCAGCCTGGTGGACGATTAGCGCTGTAGCGTCAGCTGGGTACAGTGCAGCTATGCTCGTGGTGCACGGAGTGCTGTGGCTCGTCAACTTGGCTATGGCTGCGTTCAACCTGCTCGGAGTAGCAGGCGTAGTAGTGGTGGCTGCGTTGGCTGCAGTCGTCGGTGCAGTGCTAGTGGCAGCGTTCGCAGCGTTAGCAGTTGTCGCATACAGCGCGTACACAGCTGTGTCCGAAGCGTTTCGAGCACTTCGAGCTTTGCCGACTGACGTCGGTCCGTTGAAAGCTATCACTAGCATATTTAACGAGTGGCTCGGAGTACTGAAGGACGTCGTGCGAGCAGCGAAGATGGACTTACCGCTAGCTGGTGAGATAGCTGCCGCAGGATTCCGTCTCGCTGTGGAGCAGGTAAAGCAGATGTGGCCACCAGTGTGGGCATTCCTGAAGGAAGGCTGGGCGGCGCTCTCGGACCTTATCGCGAGCAAGTTCAAGGAGTCGTTCTTCACTGCGCTCGAAGCTGTGATGGTCGGCGTGATGCACAGCGACGTCGCTGTAGTGTTCGCTCGGGTGTTCGGTATTAAAGTCGAGGATATGGGTAACGCACGTGATGCAGCCATGAAAGCTAAGTGGGCTGCGCGTGACGCGGTGGACAAGGCTCAGGACGACCTCAACAAGATACAGTTCAAGCTGCCTGGTGACAGCTTGGAGGTGAAAGAAGCTCGCGAGAAGCTGAACGAACTTCGAGGACAGCTCGCTGAGGCTGAAGCGAAAGCTGCGAAACCTAGGATGCAGAAACTTGAGGTGCCGAAACCGCCTGACTTACCCAAGCCGCAGTTCCCACCTGTCGAAGTGAAGGTGGTACCGAAGGTTCAAGCAGTTGCATTCGGTAGTGCGGAGGCGAGGACGCGGCTCGCTGACTACTTCGAGGAGTCGAAAGTGCGCTTCCAGCAGCCGACTGAGCACGGCGGACGGCTTGGTGACAAGGAAGTGGAGCGTCAGCAACTCAA